ACAATTTTTAGATGGAGATTGGGATGCCTATGAAGACTCAGCTTTTCCAGAATTTAATAGAACGACTCACGTGGTCGAACCTTTTGAGATACCTAGAGGCTGGTATAAATTTCGTGCTGCTGACTGGGGCTATTCTTCTCCTGCTTGTGTTTTATGGTTCGCTGTTGATTATAACAATAATCTTTGGATATATCGAGAACTATATACCAAAAAGGTTACGGCAGATAATTTCGCAAGACAAGTAGTAAATTTAGAAAAAGGTGAGTACATACACTATGGTGTATTAGATTCTAGTACATGGGCAAAAAGAGGTGATGTAGGTCCAAGTATTGCAGAAACAATGATACAAAATGGTTGTAGATGGAGACCATCAGATAGATCACCTAAAAGTAGAATTAATGGTAAGTTAGAAATACATAAAAGATTAAGAGTTAATGATAAAGAACCAGGTATTAGAATATTTAAAAATTGTGTAAATTTAATTAAAACTCTAGGTATATTACCAACAGATAAGAAAAACCCTGAAGACGTAGATACATATGCAGAAGATCATGCCTACGATGCACTACGTTATGGATGTATGAGTAGACCAACACATCCTAAATTTGCAGAAAGATTTAGAACATCTTTTACTCAAGACAGCTATCACATGGCTGATAATAAATTTGGATACTAATGCCACTAAATAAAAAAGGTAAAAAAATTAAAACATCTATGACAAAAAGATATGGCAAGAAAAAAGGTGAAGCCATATTTTATGCTATGGAGAACTCTGGTAAATTAAAAGGTGTCAAAAAGAAAACTACCAGAAATAAATAAAAAAATTTTTCCATACGATTTAGTAATCGCTTGGTGGGAAGATATCGTGGCTGATTCAATTTGGATCGATATACCAGATATAAAAAAATCAACTACAGCTGTTTGCTGCACAGTTGGATGGTTAATGAAACAAGATGAAAAGGTTACAATTTTAATGTCTGATTTTAATTTTGAATCAAACACTGAAATAAAACAAGGCGGTGGGCATACAACTATACCCACTAAAAATATATTAAAGATTAAGAAAATCAAAATATAGGAGAGAGCAATGGAAGCAAAATTTGATCCAAAAGCTAAAGTTAAACAAGGTCAGTTTAGTGATGCACCTGATGGCAAACAGCCAAACAGGGAACATACTAATATTGACTTTTCTTTACATGCACCTAAAAAATATCAAGAGTATGACTATGATCCAACTATACCTAGTAAGCCAGGATCAGAGCATGTTCAGGATGCATTGTTTAATATGGCTGACGAAAAAGATTATTAATGAGCCTTGGACCCAAGAGCAATTTTATACCTGTCATTTATGCAGGGACTAAAAAAAAGAAATATAATAAAAAAAATAATAAAAAAACTAAGAGGAGAAAACCCAAATGATGAAAAGATACATGCACGGAGAACTAGCACCAGATGCACCAAAAGCTCCAAATGAGCCAATGGCGATTGATCCTAATTCAAAAGTAAATCAAGGTGATATGGCTGGCGATGGTAATGATGCTAAAGGTAAATCAAAGTCAAAAGTAGATCCAGCAATCTTTAGAATGGCTGAAGAAAGAGATTACTAATTTTAATGGAAGAAGAAAAGAAAACTAATGGTGGATACGAATCCGAAGGGAGTCCTTTAATAGGATTAGTCCGAGATAGATTTCAACAAGCAGAAACATCTAAAGTCTATGATGAAAAAAGATGGTTAAAGGCTTATAGAAATTACAGAGGACTATATGGCTCTGAAATGGCATTTCGTGAAAATGAAAAGTCTAGAGTATTTGTTAAAGTAACAAAAACTAAAGTGCTTGCTTCGTTTGGTCAAATTATAGAAGTTTTATTTTCTCAAGGTAAATTTCCATTAGGAGTATTTCCTACATCAGTTCCAGAAGAGATAGCTGAAAAAGCACACTTAAAACCTATGCAACAAGGGCAGACTGATCCCTATGGTTTTAATGGCGATGGTATGAATATACCACCTGGTGCTACAGTAAATGATTTAATGAAAAATTTAAATCAAGAATATGAAAATGTAGGTTTTGAAGAAGGACCATCTTATATAAAAAGTCCACAGATAGAACCAGCAAAGATGGCTGCTGAAGCAATGCAAAAATTAATACATGATCAATTAGAAGAAAGTAAAGCTATTACAATTCTTAGACATGTATTTTTTGAAATGACATTATTAGGTTCAGGAATATTAAAAGGACCATTTACAGATTTAAAAGAATATCATGCATTTGATACATCAGAAGATGATGAAGGTAATATTTCTAATGTGCATATTACAAAAGTAAAAAGTATACCATCTATAGAAGCTGTATCATGTTGGGATTTTTACCCAGATCCAAATGCTACAAATATACATGATTGTGATTATGTAATTCAAAGACACTCTTATAATAAACAACAGTTTGAAGATCTAGCAGAAAAACCAATGTTTGATGGTGATGCTGTTAGAAGATGTTTAGAGATGGGACCTAATTATCAAACTAGAGGATTTGAATCATCACTTTATGATAGAGAAAATATACAAACTATTTATAAAAATAGATTTGAAGTTTTAGAATATTGGGGTATAATAGATAAAAAAACTGCAGATGAATGTGGTTTAGTATACGAAGCAACTGGTGATGTTATTGCAGTAAATATTTGGATATGTGGTAATGAAGTTTTAAGAATGGTAGAGAACCCATTTACACCAACAAGAATACCTTATTTAGTTTGTCCTTATGAATTAAACCCATATCAATTTTTTGGTGTTGGTATACCAGAGAATATGGAAGATTCACAAATGGTTATGAATGGTCATGCAAGAATGGCTATTGATAATTTAGCACTTGCAGGTAATCTAGTATTTGATGTTGATGAAACAATGCTAGTGCCTGGTCAAGATATGAAAGTATTTCCTGGTAAAATATTTAGAAGACAAAGTGGTCAAACAGGACAAGCAGTACATGGAGTTAAATTTCCTAATACTGCGTATGAGAATTTACAAATGTTTGATAAGTTTAGACAGTTAGCTGATGAAGCAACTGGTATACCATCGTACTCACATGGTGCAACAGGTGTACAATCTACAACTAGAACAGCATCAGGTATGTCAATGCTTATGGGTGCTGCAGCATTAAGTATTAAAACAGTAATTAAAAATATAGATGACTATCTATTAAAGCCCCTAGGACAATCATTGTTTTATTGGAACATGCAATTTAATGATGATGCTCCACATATAAAAGGTGACCTTGAAATAAAAGCTCAAGGAACTTCTTCTCTAATGCAGAAAGAAGTTAGATCTCAAAGATTAATGACATTCATGCAAACTGCATCTAATCCTG